TCCCGGCGCTTACTGCTGTCGGGGAAGGTCTCTCGGAACAGCCCGCCTTCGCGGCGCGCATCACCCTTGATCAACCTGACCCGGGCGTGCAGCTTCCGGGCCTTGAGCGAACGCCAGAACTCCAGCGCCCGCACCGATGTGCCCGATTTGCCACCCCAGTCGACGCCCACCGCGTGGACCGGCATGCTGCGGCCGGTGCCATCGTCCAGCGGGTAACGGCGGCTGATGACCTTCTCGACCAGCCGCTCCCAGTCTTCCAGGTACTTAGGCGGATCCAGCGGCAGGAAGCCGCCCGAGCCGTCCTCGCGCTTGGACGTGCGCAGGGTGAAGGAATCCACCACCCAGCGCTCCAGCTGCCCGGATTCGCCGATGCCGAAGCCCAGCACCAGCACGACGAATCGGTTGGCCTGGACGTCGACCTCTCCCAACAGGAAGCGCACCCCAGCGGGCACAGCGCCAGCCGCCCAGACCTCGGCGCGCTCCTGCATCTCGTTCGGATCACTGGCGGACCGCGCTGCCATCGGGACGTAGTTGATCGCCCCGTCCACGTTGTGCGTTGTCTTCAGCGGGCGCTCTTCACCCGTGGTGGCGAAGGTACGCAGCGCCTGGAGGTAGCGCTCTATCAGCGATTCCCAGGACTGGTACGACGCGGCGACACCGCCGAGCCAGTAGCTGGCGATGCGCGCCTCCGGCCGGTCACCGGTGACCGTTCCGTCGGCGTGCACGACCTGGCCCTCCGCAGCCCACACACCGCTGCGGTTCATCCCATCCTTCCACCGGTGCTGCAGGCCGACGCCGCAGTGCGGACAGTGCAACAGCGAGTAGTGCCGCGCCATCTTCTGCACGTCATCCAGCACGACCCGCTCCAGCAGTTCCTCCATCGGTGGCAAGGCGAATCCGTCATAGCCTGGCGCTGCCTGAAACCGCTCTCCGCACTCAGGGCAGGGCCAGTACCAGCGCCGCCGGTCACCGCGCGCATACAGCGCGGCGATGCCGGCGGCCGGTGGGCCTTGATGCGGGTGCAGTGGCTTCCAGGCGCCGTCGGCGTAGTCCGTTGCCGGGCTCGACTCGGCCACCACCATGCCGGCCGACATGTAGGTCTGCGTGCGTTTCAGGCCCAGGCCGAAGCACTCATCGATCGTCAGGTCGCCGGTGTAGTTATCCACGTCCGTCATCAGGACGTCGTGGATGTCCTTGCCCGACAGGACCGACACCGAGGGCCAGCCCATGCGCAGCGACATTCCCGACCGAAAGAACTTCAGCAGGATGTTGTCGTCGTGGGCGCGCGGGCTCAGCCGCGAGCGTAGTTCCGGACTGGCGGCGATGCTGCGGGCGATACGGGTCTTGCTGTAGTCCTCGGCCGCATCCTTGGACATCTGCACAACCATGGCGTCGGCCGGGTTGCAGGTGATCAGGTAGGCAAGGCGCGCATCGATCAGCGAGATGGTCTTGCCCGAACGTGCCGGCCCTATGAACACCACTGCTTCGTAATGCCGGCTGCCGGTCGTATCCAGCGGCTCGACCATGTAGGGCGTGGTGTCCGGATCCCAGGAACCGGCGGCGCCGGCGGCATTGGCCACCTGCAGCACCCGTGCACCTTCGCTCACCCTGATCCGGCGCGGCGGCCGGATCATCTCGGCAACGCCTTGGCGCACGCTACGCGCTGTCGCGTACGTCGTCATCGGTGATGCCCTCGTACATGGATTGGCGGACGCGATCGCACTCGTCCTGGACCTTGACTACCTGCTCTGGTGTGAGCCCGGCCTTTCGCTCGAGAACATCAGGGAGCGTGTCGAAGAACTGCACGACCTTCTTCACCAGCTCGGCGTAGTCGGCCTCGACCTCTGCGGCCGGGACCAACTGCCCGATGGTCGATTCGACCTTCAGGCGCTCGTTCTCCGACTGGTAGAAGGCGCGCCGCTCCATCGGCGGCAGGTCGCGTGGATCCACCACACCTTCAGCGCCGAAGGCCGCAGCGCCAGGATTCACCAGCGCGGAGGCAGCATCGGCCAGGCGATAGACGTCGTGCCCAGCCCGCTTGGTCAGCGGGGGAACGCCGGCCTCCTTCAGGCGCTTGCTGGCAGTGCGGCGATCCATTCCGAACTCATCAGCCAGCCGGGCCACGGACCAGCCTTTGGTGAATTCGTGGATGTCAGCCATGTCCTACCCGATGCACAGCCTATTCAGGCGTGAAAATGCGGTTTCTCCCGAGAAAATCCGCCAAAAGAGAGGCCTGTGGTGGAGCACCCTAGAGGCCGAAATACTGTCTTTTACCGGGGTCCGAATTCCCCCCGGTGGCTGTGGATAACCACGGGGGCCCCGCCCTGTTCAGTTTTCTGTGGATATCTTGTGGATATCGACCATTTCCGTTCAGTTTCATCTTCACAGCGACCGTCGTGAAACTATTTCGTGAAACATAGGTACTGAACAGGGGCAAAGGCAGTGTCAAGCCGCCAGGCGTGGCACAGTCACTCATGGGCCCTTGTCGGGCACGGGCTTGCCCTGCACCTGCTCAACGGCATCGAACTGTGCCTCGTAGCGTTCCAGGCATCGCTTGCGGCCGTTGCTCACGTCGAACACGGCTGAAGGCCTGTCATCGCGCACCCAGCTGCAGCGTTTGGTCAGCGCAGCGTCGATGGGGACATAGGTAGCTACCGGCACCTGCAAGACGGCCGGTGCCGGAGGGTTTTGTTTGGGCACCGCCGATTGGCAGGCGGTCAAGAGAGCGGATGCGGCGATCACGATGAGTCGCATGTCAGTACCCCTTCAGAGCCGGGCAGGCCGAATCGAGCAGCTCGAGCGCGGCCTTGCAGGTGTCAGGCCGCTGCTGGTATCGCTCGCGCCACGTGGTGGCGTCTTTCTCGGCCGCCTCAATCTTGCCGGCCAAACCGTTCAGCGCGGCGGCGCTCTCGGCCTTCATGACTTCCAGCTTCTGCGCCTCAGCCCGGAGCGTCTCCGCCACCTCGGCCAGACGGGCATCGCGCTGATCCACATCCGACTGCAGACGAGCGGCATCGGCCTTCCAGTCCTCGCGTACCTTGACCACCTGTGCGCTCAGGTCCTGGATCCGCTGTTCCTTCTCATACGCGGAAAGACCGGCGACCATGAAGCCAAAGGCCAGCACCGCGCAGATCACCTTGATCTTGCTGCCAGGCTTACGCAGCCATTCCACCGCATCGGCGACAGCGCCGACGATGAGGCCCCACAGAGATGTGGCCAACCGAATCAATACGCTCATGGCTTCTCGCCTCCGATGTTGCCGGTGATACGCTCGACCACCTTCAGGTAGCCCGGCAGCATTCGGCGGATGACTACGCCAGACAGCCCTGCCAGCGGCAACTGCGGCGCACCGGCCAGCGACGGGAACCAGGTCGCCGCCACGGCAATGAGCCAGGCGGCCACGATGGCGTAGGAGATGACGGCGAGACCCAGCGCCAGCAGGCGCGTAGCCGTTTGGAACCAACGGTGTCCCCGGGTACGGCTGGCGTCAGCGGCCACCCGATCAGCGTCCTTCTCCGGCAGCAGAAGTACACCGATCAGCGCGCCAGCGATCGCCACAAGCAGCACGGACTGGGGTACGCCCAGGATCATCCGTTCGGCAGCGCGCAGCGCATCAGCCGTCGCCGGTGCCACCACAGCGGCGGTGAAGGTGGCGACGATTGTCTTGAAGGTGCTCACGGGCTCGCTCACTGGATCCCCTGCACGTAAACAGTCTTGCCGGAGCGCTTGACCGCCGTGAGCTGCTGCCGGCGGTGCCGCGGCCCGTAGGAAACGTGCACCCAGCTGCCGAACTCCTCGATCACCTGGTCAAATGGCAGTCCCAGCGCAACGATCTTCTTAGCCACTTCCACCGAGGTCATACCCGGCACGTGAATGTCAGCGGCCTGCCCCAGCCGGTGCTGGCTCGTGGCCGTGCCGCCGACCGCTCGGTTCACTGCTTCGGAACGAAACGCCGAGTTGACGCGCACAGGCTTGCCGAGCGCATCGCGGAGCGGCTGCAGGATCATCTCTGCCAACGAACGGAGGCTGGCGACCTCCGCTTCGTTCGGGACGTTCGGCATCTTCCGGTCGGTGACCGTCAGCTCGGCCAGGCTGAAGTTGGCAGTGAGTTGCATGGTGACCCCAACGGTAATGAAGCTGAAAGGAGCCCGCCTCGCTGCCGGCTAGGCGCGATCGTTGATCCGGTCTGGAGGCGGGCGAAAGACATGCCGGGCGGCAGCCCGGTTAGGTGGTGTAGATCAACTCAGTGCGTGCCACGCCAGCACCACCGCCTACCGTGTACCGAATGGGGACGCTGATGCGGCTGAATCGGTCGAACAGCCCGCGCATCGCCGGGTGGTCGTTGATGGTCAGGATCGCCGTACCCTTCAACTTGCTCATCACCGCAGCGAGCTGCTCGTACTCTTCCAGCGGGAAATCTTGGCCGTAGCCAGTGGTCTGCCAGTACGGAGGGTCGAGGAAGAACAGCGTCTCGGGCCGATCGTACTTCTCAATGCATCGCTGCCAGGGCAACTGGTCGATCACCACGCCATGCAACCGCATGTGGGCATCGCTTAGATCCTGTTCCAACCGGAGCAGATTGATACGCTTCGCCCCAGTCGGGCCCACCCCGAGTGTCTGGCCTTCCACCTTCCCGCCAAAGCTGAGCTTCTGCAGGTAGTAGAACCGGGCAGCACGCTGGATGTCGGTCAGGCTGTCGACGTGCTGCAGCTGTGCCCATCGATACATCTCACGACTGGTCAGGGACCAACGGAAGTGCCGAACGAACTCGTCCAGGTGGTGCGCCACGACGCGGTACAGCCGTACCAGTTCGCCATGGGTGTCGTTGAGCACCTCGATCTTCGCCGGCGAACGTTCGAACAGCATTGCAGCGCTGCCGGCGAAGGCTTCAACGTAGCAGGAGTGTGACCGCTCGTTGATCAACGGAAGCAGGTGTTTCACCAGGCGCGTTTTACCGCCCGGCCAAGGAAAAATGGTCTTCGTCTTCATGTCTCAGCTATTGCGACATTCGTTAAGCAAACTGCACGCGCTCTCCGGAGAGCGGCAGGGCTTAGGCCAATGGCACGCGGCTGAAACGCGTGTACTGCGGCGACGCCCCGGTGCTGGCAGGCATCGGGGCGTCGCTCTGTTTGATGGTTGGGCGACGTGGAGTCGAACCACGCGAGTCACAGACGCCGGGTTTACAGTGCGGCCCAGCGCCCATCTGGCAACCTGCCCCAGAAACGACGAACCGCAGGTGGCTGGACCTCCCGAGTCCAGGCCTGCGGCCGTTGAGTGCGGGTTTATTGAACCTCGCCCACGGTAGCTACTGTGGGCTAAGTCTGGTTCCCACTGCAACTGCGGTAAGGTTCCTTACCGCATTCGGGGGAATGCGGTAAGTTTCGCGGCGAATGCGGTAATGTTGCTTAACGGTCACCCGCCAGTGCGGGCCACCAGCCGCTTGTCGTCTGAAGCGGACATCACAAGGAACTGCACGCCCGGGAACGGAGCTCCGCAACAGAGGGGTCAAAATTGGCCAGAATAAGGGGACGTCGATGCAAGGTGTAAAATTTACTAGGCTTCACGTCGAGCAGTGGCGCCAGTTTGATTCGGTGGAGATTGATATTCATCCGAGACTGACTGTTATCACTGGCGCAAATGGGGCGGGAAAGACGACACTGTTAAGCTTTTTGACCGGTCACTTCGGTTGGTCGCGGCCTCTTCTTGCTACACCTTGGAGAGCTCGCAATGGGAAGATGACCTACTTAACAGGGGCACTGAGGGGTTTGCTAGACTGGGTAGTTAACAATAGCGACAACGAAACGCACATCGGAGCGATTTGGTATAGCAATAATATTCGAGCAAGCATTTCGACCCCTGCGACGAGCGATGTTCAGTACAACGCCAATATCCGCGATCAGCAAGGGGTCAGCGGAATTTACATTCCATCACATAGAATTCTATCCCACTACCAAGCCATTGGATCAATTCCCACGCGAGGAATCTCAGCTCAGGAAGCGTATGGGCTGTACAAGGGTGAGCTGTTTAACAGATGGCACGGCCAGCATAGTGCATCGTCGCCGCTGTTTCGCATGAAAGAAGCTCTTATTTCGATGGCAACTTTCGGAGAAGGTAATTCTTACGTAGAAGGCAAGCCGGAGCTATTGAGCGCTTACTTAGGGTTTATTGAGGTGCTCAAAAAGGTTCTTCCGGAATCTCTTGGATTTCGGTCGATTGCAATTCGCACCCCTGATGTAGTCCTAGTAACTGCGACCGGAGAGTTTTTACTAGACTCTGTATCCGGAGGTGTAAATGCGCTCATTGATCTCGCCTGGCAAATATATACCTTCTCCTTCGATGTCAAAGATTTCACCGTGATTATCGATGAGCCCGAAAATCACTTGCACCCTTCCATGCAGAGAGCGCTTCTACCGAGCCTGATGGCGGCATTCCCATCTGTTCAGTTCGTAGTGGCCACCCATAGTCCCTTCATAGTTACATCGGTAAGGGATTCGAACGTGATTGTTCTTTCGTACCGAGATGGGACTAATGGGAACGGTGCGCACAGCATTGCTCCCGCCAGAAGCGTTTATTCGACGACTCTTGACCAAGTTAACAAGGCTGGTAGTGCGAATGACATCCTGCGTGATGTATTGGGATTGGATTCGACTGTTCCGCTATGGGCCTCGCGAGAGCTCAAGGCCATTGTCGAACGATTCCGTGCGCAACCCTTTCATGGTGAGCAGGTCGACCAGTTAAGCGCTGAGCTTGACTCCTTAGGTCTGGCAGGCGAGCTCCCATCCGCAATCAACGCCATTTTTCAACGGAGCGGCCTGTGATCCGACTTGAGAAAGGAGATGAGCCACAAGTCCTTGTCGACAATGGTGCGAGGTGGACAGCAGAGTTGCTAAATAAAATAGCGTTAGGTGAAGAACCATCGCCTTATTTGTTGACACGCTACGGGCACGCAGACATCAAGCAGGCCCTTTTGGCAGAGACGCATGAAAAGTGCGCCTACTGCGAAAGTCCATTTAGGCATGTCACATATGGAGACGTCGAACACATCATCCCAAAGCACTCTAATCCTGACTTGCGTTTCTCGTGGTTCAATCTCACGCTGGCATGCGATGTGTGCAACACGAATAAGGGCCAGTCTGAGGTACTCGATCCATATCACCAGGATCCGTCGGAAGCATTTTTCTTCTTGGGACCAATGATATGGCCTACCCCCGGGAACGCTGATGGAATTACGGCAGAAGCCACACTAGATCTGAATCGCGCACCGTTGGTTCAAAGGCGAATTGAGCGGCTATCGTATTTGCTTAGCTTGGTCGAGTCTGCACATGGAAAGCCACCGGACGTTCGCAATGCGATCCTTTCCAAGGTCCGCAGAGAATGTGCAAAGAATCAACCTTTCTCCGCCTGCTCCACATCTGCTCTCCACCAGATTCTCACGGTGCAGCCGTAATGCGGCCAAGTTTAGCTAGATTTAACAGGCCGCGAGGATAGCCAGATGCATAAGGACTAGTGAGAGCTCATAGGCGGCGGAAAAGATATGGACTGGTCGAGCGGAAGCGTTGGCCAGTTCGGCGCATGCATCGCACAACTAGTTGGACACGGAACGATTCCATGCTACGAAAAGAGTGCATTGCCTCATGGGCCAGCACTGCCGGCACGGTAGCCCATCTACTCTCCTTAGTTGAACAACCTGCCGCTGAACTCTTTCCGGCCGTCTTCAAGCGCCTGACGCAACGTCCCCGAGGCGGTCGCATATACACGCAGGTATTCGCCCTTCCGCATTCTCGCCGCCTTAGCCGCATCCTGTGCAGCAATCTTCCCTTCCGGCCACACCAGGTCTTTAACCGCATCCTGCAGAACCAAGCGCACGCGCCAGCGGTCGGCTGCGTCATCCATTCGCAGTGCGGGCTTTGCGCCTATGCGGCGCTCCCACTGGATCTGTCGCATTATCCGCCTGGCCAGAGAACGCCCCAGCGACGATAGGGACACCCCCTGCCCTCGCAACGCCACCGCCAGCACGGCCTGCTTGGCAACAGAGTCCCGCATCATGCCTACTGCGCCGGCGATGTCAGAAGCCGTCAGCGGCGGCATGGTTGCCCTACCGTCCGAAGGCTCACGGAAGCTGCTGCCTACCAGCATGCGGGCGATCAGTTCGAGCGGATCACGTTGGATAGGTTCTGTCACGGGGACCCGGCCGCGAGCCGTGGTGACCACCGGAGGTGCCGGCATGGAGAATGGCTTTTGCGCCCATGCCCGGACGGCAAGAACCTCCCCATCAGTGCCAAGGTGCGACTCCCCCCGCGCGCCACAGCGCGCGCAAACGACCTGCGCCGTGCGGCGACGATCGACACCGCCTCGCACGCGCAACCGGACATCGTCGCCGCCACAGTTGCCGCAGGCCTTCAGGCCTTTCACCGGCATTGCCACTGCCGACATCAGTCCACCTCACTTTTGCTGACCCAGCGGGGCTCCACGCCCTGGGGGTACTGAGGCCTGCCTGAGCCAAGAGAATTTCGATTCATCTGTATATCCATCTTATCGTCAATGAGTTTAAGATTCCTTCAAACAATCATCAGCCGGAATCTGACGTGACTAGTAGCCGAAAAACCAAGTCTTTCGACACATTCGTGCTTTTAATCTTTACCTTCGCTTACGGCACCCTCTTTTCTTGGGCAATTTTTTACCGATGGGGAAGTGGACCCGACATTAAGCCCGTAGATTTGTCAGCATGGGTGCAAGCGATCGGCAGCATATTAGCAATTGCGGTTGCCATCTACGTCCCTTGGCGTCAGCGGAACCATGAGATCCTCGATCAACGCATGAAGGATTTGAAGGCCGAGAATGAGAAGAATGAATTTGTAAAAGTAATGACCCTCGCCATAGCCCATGCAATTTCGGCCTATGAATCGCATTGCCTGTTTATGAAAAGAGAGTTTGCACACGGAGGAGCTATCGACCGCGACACTCTTCCAAAAAACATGTTTGAAAGGTCGCCTGAGTTTGATCAATTTCGAACTCAATTACACCTTATGGGATCACGCGGACATAGAGTTAATCAGCTGATTTCGCATCAAGACCTTGTCCGAGGCTCCCATTCGGAGTTCCTAAGGCTCAAATTGCCTCTACCGAAGCCTTTTTTGATGGAATACAAAGCTCACATTGAACGAGGCGCAGAGATGAGCGGATCTTTGTTCGAAGAATTCAGATCAATAATTGAGTCAACTGCCCCCTAGATTTTCGTCCTCATAATAAACACCTTAGTAGTGATGCTGGTTCACCTGACATACCCGTATATGCTCAATAGATTGACCTAAGCGAGTAAGCCATCTTGCAGCTGCCAGCACCTGCTCGTGAACACGCTCCTGCTCTCCCTCGTTCCGCTGTGCGTAGGCCTTGTGCACAGGCTCGCACTGCCGCACGGTGGTCTCAAAGGTCAGCCAGTTCTTGCTTCCGGCGCGGCGGTAGATGCCGCCTTGCTTGGATAGCCAAGCAAATAGCAGGCACGGCTCCCTCTTCAGGATCTTGGCCATGGGGCTGTTGTTGAACGCGCCATGACAGTCGCTAGCGTGGCGCCGTCAATGATCGGCCCATTCATCAGTGTTTCGCTCCGGTAGATGAGATTGTGCCAACGGCATCCAGTGACAATCATAGAAATGGTCGCCTCCGAGACGGCGAACTGCTCAGCCATTCGGCGCTGAATTCCTCTCCCCCCACACCGGACGTTCTCCCTGATGGTTTTCACAGATGACTCATCCAAGACCGCGCGGCCGTTTCTG